ACCATCTTGTCCGGCCTGAAGAGGTCATGTTGCTCTTTGGCAATGGTGCGGAGTTGGGGGAATGTCCACCGGCCCCGGACTTGGTTCAGGAGGATGGCGTTGGGCTCCTGATACTCGTAGCCCTGGTCGTCCGTGTAGGTGAGGTGGAAGATGCCCCAAGTCTGGATCACGGAGTAGTCGGCCGTGGCCTTAGTGGAGAAGGCCGTGTCGAGGGTCTGGATGATCTCGTCGCACTCGGGCGGGTCGTCTTCGTCCCAGTCTTGGAAGTCGTCCTTCGTGAAGACGTTGCCGTCGTCCCCGACCGGGGTCTGCATGTAGAGGGCGCCCCAGTCAGAGCGGGCAAGGCTCTCCCGGGTGGCGGTCAGGTCCTCCATGGTGATGTATTCGGGCCAGTAGGATGTGCCCTCGGGCAGCATCAGGTAGTCGGCTGCTGGCTTGTCGAGGATGGCCGGAATGGATATGACTTCCCACTGGTCGACCTTGGCGTTACGGGCAGCCTTGTCGAGCAGGAAGCCCGAAAGGTCACGGACATGCCAGCGGGTGTTCACCAAGATAATCCGGGAGTCGGGCAGCTTACGGGAGCGGAAGCCTGGACCATACCAGTTGTTGACGCGTTCGCGCTCGGTGTCGGACTTGGCGGTCTGTTCCGAGAGGGGGTCGTCGAGGATACCCAAGTTGAAGCGGTAACCGGCGATGGACTTGCCCGCACCTGCTGGGAGGAAGGAACCGCCGGAGGTCAGCTTCCAGCCAGTGACGCCGGACATGTCGTCGCGGATCTGGACGCCCGGAAAGATTTCGAGGTACTCGGGGGAGCGGACGAGGTCGCGGATGCGGCTCGAACACTCGACCGCCTTGTCGGTGGTGTGCGAAATCCACATGATGCGCCACGTCGGATTGCGGCCGAAGGACCACGCGGCGAACAACATGAGGAGGACGGACTTCATGGAGCCCGGCGGCAGGGCCAGCATTAGACGGGCGACTGAGCCCTCGTCAACGTCTTCGAGGGTGGCGGCAATGGTCTCGATGTGGCGCCCGTCGCGGTAGTCGTTACCGTCCAACATGAGCGGGGCTAGCAGTTTGACGAAGACGTAGAAACGGTCTTGCGCCTCGATGACGGCCTTCTGGTGAAGGGCCTCTGCTAGCTCCGCTTTGAGTTGGAGTAGAGCGTCCTGACTAGTTGATGCGGAGTTTGCGCTCAAGGTCCGGCTCGGCTTCACGCAGGATGGCGGTCAGTTCCCCGATCCGCGTGTCCAGTTCCTCCTTGGAGTGGACAGTGCGGTGGGTGATTTCCTTCTTGTCCACGAACATGCCCAGATATTTGGCAAGGTTTTCCATGGCGCGGTTGGCGTTGGTAAAGTCGCCAGTCTGCATGGCTGCCGTGGCAATGTCGTTGAACCACTTGACGACGTCTTCGATGTTGATCTTCATGCGGGCTTTCTCCTCGATTTCGAATGCGGTCACCAGATCGTGGAAGTGTGGAAGGGCCAAGTTCTTGTTGGCGATCCGAAGCAGGATGTTGTAGTTGTTGGTGTCGTAGCCGGCGAGCCGGGCCGCACCGCATTTGTTGGTCCGGCCGTTCAGGGCGTACTGGCGAGCGAACTCGACCTGCTTCGGGGTCAGGTTCTTGAAGCGTTCCACCTTGTCCCAATGCGCGTGCCACGTCTCGCGGAGTTGGTCCTTGATGGAACGGATCGCCTCGACGTGCTGTTTGGTGACGGCTCGCTTGGGCTGGTGGATGTTGAGTTCCCGTAGTTCGCGACGGTACTGCCGTTGCCGCATGCCTTGCGAGAGGCGGTTGGGCTTGCGCGCACGATCCGCCTTCTCCTTTCGCACAAGGTGGTCCGGCTTGGGTTTGGTCGAGACTACGGGAACGTAGGGCTCGTCAGACTTCTTGCGGCTCATGCGGCGACTGTTTCCTCCTCGTCGACACGAACGATGGAAATGCGAGAGCGGCCCTTCTGCGCCACCCCTGAAGACCGACCCGCACTGTAGAAGCGGAGGCCATGACGTTCGAGGGCAGGGCGGATGCGCCGGAGTTCCGCAGCAAAGCTGTGCGAAGTTTGGGGCAGCTTCTCGCGGGGGCCGATGTTCATTTCCAGTTGACCAATCAGGTCCGAGTACGTGCCAGAGAACTCCTTCTGCTTCTCCATCATGCGCAACATAGCAGAGGCCATGCCATGGAATTCAAGCATGTGGCTCTCGGCAGCCGAGCGGTTCCGCTTGTAGACCTCCATGAGGCGACCCTCCGGCCACCCGAAAGCGTGTTCGGCGGCAACGGCCCAGACGGCGAAGGCAGACATGCGGGGCTTTTCGGCCAACACCACATTACCATAGTTCTGCGTAGCAATCAACGCGGCGTTCATAAGGGAGCCCAGCAGCTTAGAGTGGTTGGCGTGGAAGGCATCCCAGAACTCGCTGTCATCCCGACGGAACTTGGGGTCGATGCGGGGCAGGTGAACATGGATGGAACGGTCCACAAGGTCACCGCGTTCGACGACGTCCGGGATGCCGTTCATGGCAACGGGCCGGCAAACGCGGACTGCGGACTCCTCGGCATTGGTGTAGAGGGCACGGCCGCCTTGGGCTCCGGTGCCGGTGCTGATGACGCAAAGGGCGTCGGACATCTTGTTGGTGATGTGCGACACGTTGTCGTAGGCGAGGACGAAGGAGTTGCGAACCATGGCTTGCAGGTCGCGCTGGTCCTCGGGCGGGGTACGCATGTCGAGGGCGTGCGGGTCGATGATGCGGCGCATCAGGCGCAGGATGGTGGACTTGCCAGAGCCCTGCTCGCCCGAAATGGTGAGGACGGGGTAGGGACCCTCGGGGCGCAGGCAGCCAAGAAGCCATGCGACGAGAAGCATGAGGGTGTCGTCGTCAGCGGCCACGAACTGCTTGAGGAGGCGCGGGAACTCGGAGGCTGGGACGGAGAGGTCGGGTTCGACGAGAGGCAGCATGCCAGCGCCGCGAAGCATGCGGATGTGAGTAGGGCCACCCGGGACGCGAGTTATGCCATTGGCGCTGATGTGCCATGCGTCGTTGGCATCGTTGCCGATGTCGAGGTACAGGTCGCCCAGCTTGCCGCCGACGCGGATGTAGTCCTTGACCTTCTGGCCCTTGGAGCGTACCCAATGGGAGAAGTAGGTCTGGGCCGCAGCGAACAGGTCGCCATTGGGAAGGTGACCGGCGGTGTCCACGCAAAATGCGGAGAACCAGCCACGGAAGTCGCAGTGGCCCGCAGGTGTGACGGACAGGGTGCGCCGGATGCCTGCTTCGGTGTAGTCTAGAAACAGGCGCCCGTCTTCGGTGGTCCACGGAGTGAGGTGAAGCTTCGCGTCGTTGAGAAGCTGGACGCGGTTGATCTTGTCGCTCATGGCTGCTCCTTGGTTAGGAGCCCATCTTAGGCGAGGTGAGAAAGGAGTGCAAGTAGATTCTCACCTTCCTCACTACACGACGGTCCAAGTGGAGCCGGACGGCACCTCGACGGTCACACCGCTGGCGACAGTGATGGGGCCGAACGTACCAGCGTTCTTGCCGGACGGAATGGAATAGGATACCGAGACGACCGTATCATTCAGGTAGAAGGCTTGGTTGGTGCCGCCGCCTGTTGCACCGCCGCCACCGCCGATTGCACCCCACGTCGCCGAGGTGTAGCCTTCGAAGGTGTTGGAGCCGCTGTTGAAGCGGATGAGGCCGGGTGTTACGGAAGTGGGCCGGGTAGCAGTGGTGCCTGAGTGGAGAAGAAGGGCGCTGTCGCCTGTGAAGTTGACGACGCTGGTGACGATAAGGCCGCCGCTGACGCTCACGCCGATGGTGTTGGCCGCGACTGCAATGGCAAGCTGACCCGTCATGGTGTCGCCAGCCTTCAAAACGCGCTGGCCAATGGACACAAAGGCAGACGAGACTAGCGCGGAGACCGCCGAGACGCGGATTTCTAGGGCGCTAACGACGTTGTTGATGGAGGTGATGGCGGCTGCGTTGACGGAAGTGACGGCCGAGACGGCGGCAAGCTGGATGTTGAGGGCGGAGATGGAGGCTTGCGCAACCGTAAGAGCCGGGGAATTAATCCACGCGCTCAGAGAGGTGTTGTAGACGATGATGTCGTTGTTAGAGACGGACACAAGGTCAACGTCATGGAGTTGGCGCAGGTACTCACCCGTCTTCATGCGAACGAAGATGGAGCCTGAGCCGCCTGTCGCAGCATTGATGACAATGGCAATCGGAGTGGAGAAGCCGGGGAAGGCGGGAGCGGAGTTGGTTAGACCGCCCGTAACGGAAGCATTGGCATAAAGAATCTGGCCATCAACCCACGTTTCGCCATAAGGTGCGCCACTGGAATTGAAGCCGCGTACAAGG